AAGGTCAGATTGAAGCAGAGACCATCCGCTACCGTGATGCCTTCCCCAAGGAGTACACCATCCATGACATCCTCCCTGTCAGCCGCAACGAAACCCTTGAAGAGGTGGCCTTGGAGTTTGACAAGATGACTTCACTTGGAGATACCGCAGCAAGCTTTGCTGCTTTTGTTCGGGCTATGAAAAAGTAGTTCCTGATAGAAAAATACCATGACGGCAATCCCGCCGTTGTGGTATCGTCGAGATTCTTAGAAAGGATAGTTATGCGACTAATCGAACTGACAATAACGGCCTTCTGCGTGATCCTTGGATTTGGCGCGTTGTTCGTGGGTAACTTTGTTGAGGGAACGATCCTCTGGCTGCTGCCACTGGGGTACTTCGCTGTGACAAAGGCACGGGCGATGCGAGCGCAGCGCAAAGCGGAGTTGGAGAAAATACGCCAAGAGGCTGAAGAGTACTCCCGCAAGCGCCGAGCCATGGACGAAGCGGAATCCGAACAGTACCACCGCCACCGTGCGATGCAGCTGCAGCAGATGAACATGATGCACCAGAACTCGATCCAGAATGCAGCGCAGCAACAAGCGGCGATGAACCGCCAAGGCTGGTCTGACCCGCGGGCCTCGTACGGTAATGACTTGGCCGACAACATCATCAACTTGTGGGCGATCAACAGCATGTTGAACCAACCATCGGCGGTGCATGCGGCAACGGTATCGCCAAGTGGTCCTGCTGTCACTGACACACCACCATCGCGTGTGGATCCCATCCAGTTTCATAGCTTCGTCAACAGCGGCTCAGAGAGCACTTCTTCGAGCTCCTCATCGTCGAGCTACAGCTCTGACACTTCTTCTGATTCTTTTGGAGGGTCCGACACATCATCGGACAGTTTTTAATGCGCCAGTTCCTTGCACTTTTGATTTTGGCCCTTGCTGGCTATTTCCTCTGGCAGTTCGTCACCACGGGTGAACGCAACCTATTCAGGTCTTTCCTGAAAGATCACGGCACGAAAGTGTTCTTGATCATCGTCGCTCTGACCGTTCTTTTGATCGCTCAGTTCTATCTCAACTCAACCCAACTCTTGTGAGACACAAAATGAAAAAACTTTTTCTTATCCTGACTGCAATGTTCTTGACCGCCTGCTCGCAAATCGACACAGGCAATGTGGGTGTGGAATCCACCCTTGGCCAAGTGAAAAAAGAAACCCTGAACCCCGGCGTGTACTTCACGCTGTTCAAGCGCGTGACCGAAGTGTCGGCCAAGGAGTTGCGCTTGTCTTTGGATGACATGAAGCCACAGACCAACGACAAGATCACGCTGGCTGACTTGGATGTGGACATCTATGTGCAGATCGATCCTGCGCACGCACCTGACATCATGACCCGTTGGCCGGGAGACTTGACCCATGTGAGTGGCGAAGACGGCTACCGCATCGGCTTCAACTATGTGACCCGCCAAGCACGCGAAGCGGTCTACACGGCTATTTCAAAGCGGGGCTCTGCCACAGTCCATTCTGAACGCACAGAGATCGCTGCGCAGCTGGTGGAGTTGTTGCAAAAGGATTTGGATGACTCTGCAGGCAAGGGCTGGTTCTTTGTTCGCTCGGCCAATGTGCGCAACTTGGTGACTGACCCTGCGTTGGAAGAAGCCATCAAGCAGGCTGCAAACCGCCAGTTCCAGATCAATGCAAAGCAAAAGGAAGTGGAACTTGCTAAGGCCGAAGCGGACCGCATGCGAGTCGAGGCACAAGGTATTGCAGATTCTGTGCGAATCAAAGCCCAAGCGGTGGCCGCTCAAGGTGGCAAAGAATACATTGAGTTGAAGGCCATTGAGAAGTGGGATGGCAAGCTGCCACAGACCATGGTCCCCGGTTCGACAACCCCATTCGTGCATGTAGGCAAATGAAACCCGAACTGACATACGAAGAATTTTGTGAACTTCCCCTGACTTACATGCAGGGGTTGACATTCGATTGGGGCGCGATGCGTCTCCATCGCAATGACGAACACGGTCTCCAAAAAGAGACCGTCACGAAGCGAAAGCGCAAGGGCGATATTTACAGCGGCTGGCGCAAAGCAGACATTAGGTTTTTCTTGGACGGGGATGACCGCCAATTTGAAACACCAGATCAGCTTTATGTGGCATACATGGAAAAGGTTTGTGGAATAACCCAATGAGAAAACGCAGCAAGTATCGTCCCAAAGGCGTGCTCCCTGATCCGTTGAGCCATGTGTTGACAGGGCTCAATCGGGTGGGCAGCATTGCTGCGGGCACCACACTGAAGATCAAGAACCATGACGCATTGAATACAGTGCGTCAGGGCACCGCAACGCGAGACGATATTGACATCCTCATCGGTGCGCTGAACATGGCAGAGGCCTTGGCGCGCATGAAGATTGGGGATGATTGGAAGGTTGAGATTCGGGCCGCGCAAGACGCTCTCTTCGCCGTGGGAAGCAGGGGAGCGGAGACCGGCAGGTTTATTTTGCGTGGACCCGAACTCATCTCTTTGAATCTGGGCATGGAGATCCATGATGCCCAACTCGATGCCTGCACTATATCAGAGCTCGAGAAAGCGATGGATATCGTCAACAACGATATCCGTAATCACAAAGCACGGCCCATAGTGGTCAAGGAGAAAGCAAATGCAAACTAAGACTGAGAAAATCATTGCGTGGTTCATCAAGAACCCCAATGCAGATGTGAAGAAGACCGCTGCCAAATTCAAAGCTGCGGTGCCCATGGTCTACAAGCTGCGCAAACGCGCGCTTGCTACCACAGAAGCGGAGGACACCGTAACGGTTGTGCGCAACAAAGATTTTTCAAAGCCCATCGCTGGTGGGCGCAGAGTGAGCCTGAATTCGGCTCATCTGGCTATCGCGAAGAAGCTGCGAATACCTTTGGACAAGTTTGTCGAAGAGGGATTGAAGAACGGCACCCTGCAATATGACGATGAGAGGCTCGCTGTTGAAGACGCAGGCGAAGACACCGTGGATGATGTCTTGAATGCTCGAGCCAAGAACTATGGCAAGTTCATCGAGGGCGCTGAGATCATGCAGATGATCAAGCGCTTGGTGTACAACTATGTGCACCAGCGCAACACAGCATTGGCGTTTGATCAGCTCGAGGCGATTGACATGATCATTCACAAGCTGGGGCGCATCATCAATGGCAACCCTGACCACACCGACAGCTGGGTGGACATCGCTGGCTACGCCATGCTGGTGGCTGACCGTTTGGAAGGAAAAGCACGGTGACCTCCAAAGCCACTCCTGCACAGGTGCGCGAGATGGTCCTCGCGCAATTGCGCTTGCACAACTACACCGGCAAGACCACGGAAATATCGGAGTGGACGGGGCTGCAGGCCTCTGTCGTGCGCCGCGCATGCTTGGTGATGGCTGGCAAGAATGAGATGGAAGCCGTGTTGGTCCCCGGCCGTGGCAAAGGGGAATACAGGTTTACCATTACGCAATTGGATCTTTTTTATGATGCCAAGAAGCCACAAAGCTTCTGGCAAAAGCTAAAATCCAAACTGCTTTCATGATTCTCCGGGATGAGAAAACATCGTGCTGGTGGATGTAAAACACCAGCGCCAACACGCATGGGGATTGAATTGGCCGTAAGCGCAACGGTGCTGGATAAACATAACCAGAATCCTCAGCCGTGTTGGTGAATCAATATCTCTGAGCCGTAGCCACTCGGTAGAGGCTGAGATGGATACAGCCCGCCAACAACTTATCGCTTGTCCAGCCACTCATCTAGTCGTTCATGCGCCCACTTGCGCATGACATCAGAGTGCATTTCTTTGCTGCTGGCCAGCACCTCAAAACGATTCAGGCAGGTGGTGACTTTCGCCTTCTCTATCTCCGAATCCCACTTTGTCGGGTCCATTGCATTTGACCATTGAATAGTGTTTTGCGTCATTTGGCTTCTCCCCAGCTTGGTCCAACCTCCACATCGCAGCGGCTTGGCACTTCCATGCGCACCGCGGTGGCCATGATGTTTGCAGCGAATTCCGCTTCTTCGCGGGACTTCACACTCAATGCTACTTCATCGTGCACTTGCAGGATCGGCGTGAAGCCATTCTTTGCCAGCGCCACCATGGCTGCTTTGGTCTGGTCGGCGGCTGACCCTTGGATGAGACGGTTCAGGCCCTTGTAGGTGCCCGCACGCTTGATCCGTTGGCCGTATTCAATGACGGCTTGTTCGCGCGGCAGCGCCTTGTTCACGCCCCACTCCATGGGTTCCCACAGCGGGAAGCGGCATTTGCGGCCGAGCAGGGTGCGGATCGCGCCGCCTGCAGCAGGATGATCGATGCGCTTCATCACGGCGGTGACGGTGCCTTTCAAGAACGGCACATTCTTATGGAAGGTGTCGATCAACTCAGAGGCCTCGTCCAAAGACAGATCTAGCTGCCCTGCAAGCTTGTTTTTGCCCATGCCGTACATCAGCCCTAGGCCAATCGTTTTGGCGGCCTTGCGCTTGATTCCTGCCATGTCCGCGACCATCTGGTGGAAGTCGGTGTTGGGATCGTTGTGGTACGCATCAACCATCACCTCCGCTCCGGGCAGGTTCAACAGGTTGGCGTAGTGCACCAGCAAGCGTGGCTCCTGTGAGCTGAAGTCG